ATTCAGGGACAAACCAGGGTAACCCTGGAATGCGTTTAAGCTCTTTCGCATTATAATATATAACCCTTTCCTTAACCTTAGGCCACATATGGGGGGGACATGTTCGCTTTAATTCACGACATATCACACCTAGTTGGTGAATTCCAACCTGCGCACTAAAGGACTTTTTGTCTCCCGCACCCATACGTTTAAGGCCCTTCATAAGGCCGAGATTCACATACTTCGACTCGAACCAGGATTTATCGGTCCGTTTAAAAATTGTCGAATTAATAGTGCAAAAATCTCGAGAAAAGTAGGTTTTACCAATTGATGATTCCAAGCCTGCATATGCGCAAACAGACTCCCAACAGTTACGGAGTGTGTCTTTTGGACCACGGAATAGACAATCGTCACCATTTACCACAAGTGGAATGGTTCGCCCGAATTCTTTACGGGTTAACGAATATGTCAGCTTCTCCTTTCTTTTCACAAGGGAAGCTCCTTCCATCGCCATACGGCACAAAGCAGCATTGGCTATACAGAGGATAGGAAAAGAGACAATTGAACCCATCAGTTGACCTTCGGTCTGGGCTGTCTCATTACCATCATCATCAACAAAGATGTGTTTAGTAAGGGCTCTATACATCAGTTTCTTTAAATTGACCATAAAGTTGGGGGGACACTTTAACAAGTCCTCCTTAGGGATATTCTCACCTAAACGGAGCATCAATCTATCCAAGATTGCTTCCGAAACCCAACCATGTAGCCGATTTGTTGAACTAACATAATCACCCGAGATCACTTCCTCACTATCTTTGAGTCCACTAAGAATTCGATTAACATCGTCTTCAGTTACGTATCTCCCAATTAATTGGAAGACTGGATACTTCTTTAAAGTGGACCATAGCCATTTTTGGATAGGCTTTAAACATGTGTACAGGAGAGGTGGCCCTTTTGAGATCACTCTGACCTTCAAGGGTTCTGGTAGCCCTACCGGGCTAACTAAGGGTTTTTCCTTAACAGCAAGATCAAAGATCTTCCAGTATTCCTTCTCCCACATGGCCTTCAATGGTGTAGGATCAACAACAATCACGACCTCGTCAGCTGGTGGTTCAATACCAGCTTCAAAGCCGCGATCATAGGTCCTCTGCTCCTGAGTCCCCAACACACCAAAATGCGGTGCTACCCTTTGAACTAATGGTCGTAGTTCTTGACCGAAATTAAGACCATCACCCATTTTCCCGAATGAGCAATGCTGATAAAGAGCGGCAAGGGATCCCAGTTTACTCCTCGAAAAAATGTAATTCGCCGAAGTACTAGGAAAGAACGGTTCAACAAGATCCTTATAAGAAATGAATTCATCATTAAAGATCTCATCAACTGTTCGTCGAAGTTCACTAATAATTGTCTCTCTGTTGATTTCAAAGAGCCGCGACTCATAATTGGTCTTAATGCGGTTAGTGTCAGTTACCTGAAGAGTGCTAAATGGTGCAAAGAAAATGGTTTTCCCGATAGATATTTTCGGTACTCCAGTTAATTCTAAAAGCGTGTCATCGACCGCCTTTTCCACCATAGTTTTTGGCACATCAGGGGCAGCTTCTTAAGCTGCTGCGAGGTATCAAGAAAGGAATCAAAGTTATGGAGATGTCCTGCCATCTTACATTTATAATGGGGGGCATCAACCCATCCCATCCAGATTGAATCAAGGAACTC